GATGAACCTGTATCTAATAAAATACTGAAAACTAAAAATATTTACGATCTAATAAAAAGTTTTGAGAGTAGAATTACCCAATCAGGTAAAAATCTTAAACGTAAGTTTATGAAATTGTATAGTATTAAAAGATAATAATTACGTCCTTTAGACGATCCTGAACCATAAATGGTTTATCTTTTGTTTGATCAAAAACATCGTGGAAAAACTCATAATCGGCAAATCTATCATTAAAAGATGTAAGATCCATATCAAACACATCTAAAATTAAACTCTCAATTTTATCTTTGTTGATGTGTGAATCGCAGGATACTTTAATTTTACGATCCTCATCCTCATTTTCCTCAGTGGTATAATAGAAATAAACTTGATCTACGTTGAGTAATGAATACATATGGTTAAACATATAGTGTGAGTAATAAACTATTGATCTACCACACCCTAAACTATGTCCGTAAGGGAATTCGGAGTTACAGGTTAACTCAGAGGTAGGTTCCTCTTCAATAACATATAAGTCTTTATTAACTGACACCCATTTATTATCAAAATCTTTAATCTCTTGATCATATTTTATAATATCAATTACGTTTAGATTTTTTCTATTAACTTCGGTTAATACATCGTCAAACCAATTTGAGAATTCATATTTAATCTCATTTAAATCTAAAACATCTTTACTTGTGGTTATACCATTAACCACAATAAATGTTTCGCAATCTGTTACTTGGATTATTGTATTGTCTTTCTTGTTGAATTTTGACAGGATGTAGTCGGCGAAAAGATTTACGAAATATCTTCGTGTGTTTTTTTCTAATTTTCTCATACTCTATTTTTTATAATGAATATGATTTTTATTTAGAAGTATAAATAGTTAGATGTAATCTGTTATAATTTCATTAAAATATTTTTTCGTTAAACTCCAATCGGCATAATCAGGAATTCTAAAATCAATACAATCTACTTCGTCCTGATATGTTAATTCTTTCATAAGATCCGTATAAGACCCAAAATATTCTAAAAATGAATCACTATAAACACCACCTTTTCTATTCTCTAAAAATTTCTTTATATCGTTAGGGAAGTTTCTTATTTTAATATAATCAATATACATGGTTACATTATTACCATATTTTTTAACTTCTTTTGAAACAGTATCAAACTTACCTTCAAAAAACTCATCAAGACCATTCATTACCAAATCATATATTTCTGATTCATATGAGTCACTTTCGGCGTTTGAATATGTGTTTGCAATGTCGCCACCTAAATCAGATAATTCATCCTTAAATAATTCTTTCATTGCGTCATTATTTTTAACTAAATCGGCTAAATCTTCTGATGTAATCATAAATGAACCTGGTGTTCCCTGTTCTTCCGATAAAAAATCAAAAAAGTCGCTATCGTAATCCTCCAAATCCATCGGTTTATTACCAATTTCTTTATAAATGTAATTTTTTAAACGATCAATGTTGGCGTCGTCTAATTCATCAAGAACTTCATATGGTTTAATTGAGTCGTTGCTATACCAATCAAAAGGATCTTCAGAAAAAACTTTTTTGGCAACATCTTCTGGTGAAGTATCTCTACTATTACTACAGAAAAAATTGGATAATTCTTCCCTATCTGTTAAATATAAATAAAAACCATCATCTCTAATCTCAATGTCGGTTAAAAGATCATTAGTGATAAATTTAATTGTATCTTCATAGTTATATTCTAAACCATGTAATAGGTAATAATTTTTAAACTCATCTGGAACCGAGTCATAGTGTAAATAATTTAAAAGACCATTATCCGATAAATACCCAAAAAGTTCCTCATCAAATTCATCTGAAGGTATTGCACTTAATTCAATCTCATCTAACACATTGTATTTTTTAAGGAAATTGAAAAAATTAAGTATCGTATTGAAGTACGGTTCAATTTCATCATCATATTCTTCGTTATTAAATAATTGGACTAAATTTTTTGCTCTTTCTAAACTCATATCGTATAAATATCTAATAAACAAAAAAGGTGTCCTATATAGAACACCTTCAAAGTTTTTTAACACAACAATATTATTTTCTATAATATTTTTGAACGATCTTCTTCACTGACTCCTGCACGTTTGATCCATTTGCTGGTTGCTGAGGTTGTGCTTGAGTTTGTGGTTGTTGAGGTTGTTCTGCTTGTTGGTTCTGTTTGTTCTTACATCCGCATCCCATAATTCTTTTATTTACTTGGTTTATTTGTCTATAAATATCTTGTAAATAAGATTACTTCAACTTTTTGAAATGTCAATTATTAATTATTACGATATTTATAACATATGTCAATAAAAACATTCCTTAGAAATTACCTATTAGAACAAGATGAGAATCTTGTTAGTGTTACCCCTGAACAATATATTGAAACATTAGAGAATGTTGGTGGTATTGCTGACAGGATTGCAAAACTAAAGCCATATAGAGGTAAAGGTATTGTAATCAATGGGGATTTAGATGTAAGAAAATTTAGAACCATTGGTCCATTAACTGGTGTTGTTAGGGTAATGGGTAGGTTGGACATATCAAACACAAACGTATCTAATTTAAATGGGATTAAGGTTGATGGTCATGTTAGCGATCACGGTTCAACAATGTATATGAACAAACTTAGAGAAAAAAGAAATTACAAACTTTCACAATTGTCTCAATACAGAGAAGATGATGAGTGGAATGTTGAAAATAAAGAAGATGAATCTGAAAGAACTGAGGCTCTTTATGATTATTTAATTGAAGAAGGGATACCTGATAGAATTGAATACGAAGATGGTAGGGAGGATGAAGAAGATAAATATTTTATTTATCCTAATGGTCGTGGAAATTATGGTATTGGAAAACAATACGAATGGTTAGGTGGGGAAACTTTAATACCTACCACATATGATGTTTATACTCAAGATGAGTTGGATGTTGCAGCAAAACGACATGTTGAACAATCGGTTGACGATATGGGTTATGATGCATTTGCAATTTGGGTATGGGATCAGGCGATAGACAGAGGCCAATGGGAAAGATGGTTAACGGATTTTTATGGTGATATGATTAGAGATGAACCTGAAAGTTACGACATACCACTTGAATTATCCGATAATCAGCAAAAACAAGTTGACCAAATGAATAATGCGATTGAGGGTTTAACCAAAAAATTAGAAGATGTTAATTTATCTGCCGAAGAAACAAATAAAATCGAAACTAAAATTTACGGATTAAGAGATACTATTAGTGACATTATAGACGATCCACAAGGTGATGATTATGATGAAAGTGCAATTGAACAAGAAATAGATGACAGAGTTAGTGAATACGTGGATGATCTTGATGATTTTGTTAAACACTTTGGTTATGATAGTGATTTTATAATGGATTTTATTGATATAGGAACACTAACGGACATTATAGTAAATAGTGATGGTTATGGTCCGCTATTAAACTCATACGATGGTGAAATGTTTGAAGCAAGGATAAATGGGGATTGGTATTTTGTAATGAGAGTAGATTAGGTCTTTATTTGTTATCGTCTTAACATTATATTTATAATTATAATGGCAAAAAGACGAAAAAAATTTGAATTTTTAATGAACACAGATTGGATGTTTGAAAGACCAATTGATCGTGAACACAAGGAATATAAATTATTGTCCTATTTTCAAAAAATGGGAGAAAAATTAGATAATCTTGAGTTATATCCTGGTTTTATTGAGTTATCATTACATTTAATGAACGTTCAAGGACTCATTAAAGACAAAAAAATTGTTTATACCGATAAAAAATTCATAGGAATTGATGACGAATTATTAGTTAAAGATCTGAAGGCAAAACAATTACCTGACATGACGGATGATGAGATGAAGGAGTTCATTGAAATCTTAACTTTCTCAGCACCAAGAATATTTGAATACTTCAACATTGCAAAATCAGTTTGGACAGTAGTTTTTGATTCTGTTGACATGAAAATTAAAAAGAATCAGAAGAATGTTTTATTTCCAAAAGGTTTCTTTTATTATGTTGACGACAAGACAAAAAAATATTATGTGTGGCAATACATAATCAAAAAAGAAACCAAACAAAATCCAGAAAAAATGTCTAACATCACTTTAATCTATAATGATTTAATAAATGATTTGACCTTAACAAAAATTATATCTAACTTTTCTACGTTTGATGTTTCAGATATAAAAGTATCACCGGTGTTTCACATGACATCGTCAGGTGAGTTCCCATTAGATGAAACATTATATCCAATGTTTAAACGACGAGTTGCAGCATATATCAACCAAACAAAAGTTTTGGAACAATATAAAGAGAACAAAGAAAACTTGAAAATAGAAAAAGAATAAAAATGGGGTTTAACAAGAGATTTTTAAAAAAAGAAAACATCCTCAATCATCTTGAAAACATAATGAATTACCTTGACGCCGACGCTGTTATGTGTACGGACGAATTTTCACGCAACGTATATCGTATGTATAGTCAAGGAAAATCAAAAGAACAAATAATCCAATATATAATAGAAAACAAATGAAAGTTCGGTTAGAATATGTGTGGCTTGATGGATATAAGCCTGAGCCAAATCTTAGAAGCAAAGTAAAAATTGTTAACGCAGAAACAATAGGAGCGTCAATTGAAAGTTTCCCAATGTGGAATTTTGACGGATCATCAACAAATCAGGCAGAGACTGGTAATTCAGATCGTCTATTAAAACCGGTTAGAACTTATATGTCTGATAAATTTCCTTTAGACACAATATATGTTTTATGTGAAGTATTAAATCCTGATGGAACACCACATGAATCAAATAAAAGATCCCAAATTGGTGAAGGGTTTGAGGACTTGTGGTTTGGATTTGAACAAGAATACTTTATTTATGATAGAAAAAACAAATGTATTTTAGGTCATAATGAAAACAACTTGGAACCACAAGGTAAATACTATTGTGGTATTGGTGAATATGTTGCTGGAAGAGATTTTGTTGAAGAACATATGAATATGTGTTTGAACTATGGAATTGATATTACCGGAATCAACGCTGAGGTTGCATTAGGTCAATGGGAATACCAAGTATTCTCACAAGGTAAATTAAAAGGTGGTGATGACCTTTGGATAACAAGATACTTTTTACATAAAATCTCTGAAAAATATGGATACCGAATTGAACTTCACCCAAAACCATTAACTCACGGTGAATGGAACGGATCAGGACTACACACAAACTTCTCAACAGATACGATGAGAGATAATGGTGGACATGAGTACTTCACATCACTATTCAACGCACTTGAATCAAGACATGAGGACCACATTAAAGCTTATGGATCAGAGAATCATTTAAGACTTACGGGGAACTTTGAAACACAATCAATAGATAAGTTTAGTTGGGGTGTATCAGATCGTGGGGCATCAATCCGTGTTCCTCAAGATACCGCAAAAGATTGGAAAGGTTATGTTGAAGACCGTAGACCAGGATCAAATGCTGACCCATATAAAATCATTAAAGAAATTGTAAAATCTTTAATTATGACAGAACAAATCTACGAAATGAAAGGTATGATGACTTCATTTGTTGATATGGATGGTCTTAGTGGTAAATATGGAACTATGTCAAATGATGAATTATTAAAAGAATATCGTGAAGAAGAATTGGTTTCAGATCTTGAACCACAAGCCCAATCAGACTTAATCTCGGAACTTAGAAAATCAATGCAAAATGGAAAATAAAGAACAAGTAAATCACCCCGAACATTACGGTGGTGAAAATAACCCTTACGAAGCAATCAAGGTAATTGATGCTTGGGATTTAGGATTCTCTTTGGGTAATACGGTAAAGTATATCTCAAGAGCGGGAAAGAAAGATTCTGATAAAGAACTACAGGATTTAAAGAAAGCGATGTGGTATCTTCAACATCATATTGATAATTTGGAAAAAAATAACTAAAATGAATTGGGACCCGAATGACTGGCAAGGTAGAACAAGAGAACAAGTAGAAAGAAACAATAGGGTATTTGGATATTCTGTTATTATTTCAATAATTGTAGTTGCCATTGCATTAATAACATCAATAATAATTTAAAAATGAAATTAACAGAAGAACAAAAAAATCAGATCCTCAATCAATATGAGGGATTAAAAAACGATGAACAAACGTTAGGTGAAATACACGAAATAATTGTGGATTTTTGTTTGGACGAAGAAATTATTGACTTATCTGATGATGAGGATGGAGACTTGTATGAAGAGTTTTCAAATGAAGTTTGGGATTTATTAGAGACTATAAAATAATAAGATGATAGAAACAGGAAAAATAATAAACGGAGATTGCGTTGAGGTAATGAAAACATTACCCGAAGGATCTGTGGATTTAATTGTAACTTCTCCGCCATACGGTGTGGGTATAGCATATGATGTTCACGAGGATGATGTTGAATTTAATGAATACCTTGAGTTTGCCAAAAGTTGGTTAACTGAGGCTTATAAAGTATTAAAAGATGATGGTCGTATCGCCTTAAACATTCCTTATGAGATTAACAGACAAAAGAAAGGTGGTAGAATTTTCTTTGTTTCTGAGATGTGGCAAATCATGAAAGAGATTGGTTACGGGTTCTTTGGTATCGTAGATTTGGAAGAACAATCACCACACAGAAGTAAGACTACGGCTTGGGGTTCTTGGATGAGTCCATCAAGTCCGTATATTTATAATCCTAAGGAGTGTGTTATTTTGGCATATAAAAAACAACACATTAAG